GAAATATTCTAAAATCTCTTGATACTCCTTTTTGTCCTTACCTCCGAGAAACCCTAAGTGAAAACTCAGGAGTCCTCGATCTTGTAGCACATCCAAATCGTAGACCTCCGCATAAGCGTCTGCGGTCTCTAGAGTCCTTAGAAGGGGGGAACTTATGATGCGCTCCACCTTTATGCCTTCATCCCACGCCGACTTTGCAGCATCTTCAGACTGTTTTTTTCCAGTCTCGTCTAAGTGCGGGTCAAGCCGAGACCTGAAGGCTTTTTTGGCATTGAGAGTTGTCTGTCCGTGTCTCTGCACTAGGTGTATTAACTTTTTGGTTTCTGACACGGGCTTTATTCCTCTCTACCATGTAAGCATTCATCCACGAAAGGTCGAGAAGGGAGCAGTTCGTGGCTACTCCCAACTCTTAACACAGGTTTATAAGTCCTGTGATATCTTTATCGCCGTAATTGGCGAGGTTGCTCTCCCCCTTGAAGGGGTGTTTGTGACTTGTTGTGTGCAGCAAGGGCAGCGGGAATTGCCTTAGCCTGAACTTTTTGGTTCAACTGCTCACCCGCGTGCTGAGCAAAATCATTAGGAGTAGCCTTCACTCCCATTTTATCCAGCAACTGTATCGCTACAGGTGTCGGCATCTTGCTCACGTCTGCGCTGATGCTCTCCGAGGGAGGTTTTCCCTGTGGGGGCATGTTAGCGAGAGCGATCTTCTTTGCCATCGCCATGTGCTCCGACCAATGAAGGTGATTGTTCTCATATGCAGCCCTTTGCTCGGGAGTGCCATGTTTGAACTTCTGACCTTCGCTGCTGTTCATCCAATCCAAACACTGTCCGGCCTCAACAGAGTGCAATTCACTCTCATCTTGTGCAACGGGAAGAGTACTAACCATCGGGGGCAGGGTTTTCAGCATCTGTTGTAGCTGCTGCACCATTGCTGCTTCTTGTGGATCAGGTGGCACCATGTTCAGTGCTTTTTGCTGCATTTCCTCAGCAGCCTGTGCTAGTACGGCTTGAATTTTCAGAACCTGAGGATTCGGGGTTGGACCGCTACGTAACAGTACCTCAAATTCCGCTTTTTGCTTGGTAATAGAGGTTGCACCGGGAACCTTGAAAGCCTTCATACGTATGCCGTCCTGAAGGATAGGCAAGTTGGTAGGAGAGAAAATCCATGCCGCCAATGTGGGGTTAGCAGCGCTCTGATCAACCATTTTAATGAGCTTTGCTTCCCTCTGGTTCCAAGACTCTGGGAAGGCAGGATTAGCCTCTGGGAAGCACAGGACATTTCCAGATAAATTGGAGGTGTTTACAGAAATGTGTCCAATATCCTTGAACATCTGAGAGATTCTCTTACCTTCTCGACAATCTGCTGCGCAACCTACAGCTTGGCGCGCACATTCTGCGAAGAGGTCTTGAATATTGTTCCATGGGCACCCGATACGCTGCAATGCCTGATCCATTTGGATCACTGCATTACCTACTGTATTTTCACCTGTTGCCGCACCAAATAATGAAGGCAATGCGCCTGTGATTTCTTCAGAAAGTGTTGTGATAAACCATTTGATGAACTCAGCGAGTGATGCCTGCGGTTGGGGTGTAGGCTCGACCATGATGTATTGATCCATCTGGGTAAGCCCGGGTTGCGGTTGAAAACCACCAGTGCTGCCGGGAATATTGGTCTGATTTTTTATAGCCATCAGATCGAACGCTTCTGCGTTCATCCACTTCTTAGGCACAGTGCGTTTGAAGAAATCGTCTTGAAGATCAACCCAATCGTTAATACGTTTCTGGATTGAAATCATGGAAGAGCCGAGCGCTCTTCGGTTCTGGCCTTTTCCACCTAAAGCATGTGAGATAGCTAAGTGGGCATCCATGCTCTCGTTCTTAGAATAGCAATACTCTGCTCCTGCTTTTACTAACAGAGCACCGTTGGGGAATGCCTCGAAAAGCTCAGCCCGTGCTTCATCACTGATCTTTTCAGACATAAACATAGATGGCCTGAACCACGAATGCTTGACAACAGTGTGGTTTTGTAGTGAGTCCCCAGTTACGTATGCCCCAAGAACTGCTTGGCGAGTATTCTCTCTGGCGATCCTGTCCAATTCTACTTCTGATTGGCCATCCGATCCCGGTTTGATCTTGTCCGCGATCCACGGGTATTTTGCCTTCACTATAACCACATCAAGGTCTTCAAACAACTGCACGAATTGTGCGTCCTTTATGTGGTCGATTGCGATGGGCAGTTTGTGGTCCAGTTTTCCGTGTAAAGTGGTTACTTCTCTGCCGCGAGCTTTCTTCGCGGGTTCTACTGGGTTTTCTTCTGTTACCTCGTTCTCAGTCTCTTCGTTCTCAGGCTCAGTTGGGGATTCTAACTGATCAAGAACTTCATCCAAACCTTCTTGGCCTGTGGGTGTGTCATCTGGAGGGTTGAGAATGTCCTCGGGAACAGTAGGAGACTCTTCGTCATCCCCCTCGAAACCATACAACTGTCCATTCAACTCGTAGCGTGTCCATGCAAGAACACGGTCTTCATTCCAAAAAATACGAGCGCACTCAACTAGCATAGCGTGCAGATTATTATTGCGAGACCAAATCTCTTTGAACTTCTCAGCTTCTTCTGCGGCTATAATGTCTGGGCCGTAATCAGGATTTGCAGGGAAAAACTCTACCTTAGGAACTTCCCGGGATAGAGCAGACACAATGATGTCACCTTTGGAAGCGTACACATTCGTGTCGTAAATGGTGTTGTTGTTTTGCTGAGATGCTGGTCCAAATCCTGATGCTTGTCCCGGCAGAATCCATCCACCTTGCTTACCTCTAAGCAAGTGCTGATAACCACGGTCGAAATGAAGAGCTTCCCACGTCTGCTCTACTTCAAACCTACGAGCTGCTACATCTGTTTTTGTAGCAAGCAAATCTAGCTGCATCAGTGCAGCTTGTGCAGTCTCAGAAAGTTTGGCGAAAGGTTCACTGCTGAACTCTATAGGAGCGTACACACCCAAAGGAGAATCTTCAGGTTTTTCTGGCTGCTCGTATGGCAGGGCTGGCGAGGCAGGTGCTGTTGCTGTGTAGTTGTTCGCCGTCTTATTCGGTGTGTCTGCCATTTTTAATTTCCTCTTCCTGAAAATTCTAGTGCTTCATCTTGGAGAAGCCTTTAGCTGATCTTCGCATTTCTGCTAGATGCGAGCTGTCTCCTGAATGCGGCTCTTTTTTTGAAGCGGGAATCTTTTCGTCCTGCGGAATACCAAGAGCCTCATGCAAACCGCCCGGGTGGTTTATTGTAAAGGAACCTTTTTCTCCAAGGTCAACCTTTTTGTGTTTCTTGTGCGCCAAGCCAATCATACTACCCCCAAACAAACCCGCAGACACATCGCAGGATTTCTGACAAATTACGTTTGCGAAGTTCTGCCCCACATTGAGGACATTTCCTTCGCCACATATTTATGCTCCGTTGCTATGACACGATCCTGCTGAGACTGTAACGCTCAAACCCGAGTGATCCAAGATAACAGTGAGTATTGCAGACTGCCCTGAACCACTGATGGCTTTTACTTGACCGTTAGCCGCAACTCTGTCTGCGGCGGTGAACAAGAAGCCGTTCATACCCATACCCGTGCCTGTATTCAATGCGTTCGTGAGGTCGTTGGCATGAGCAGTGAATTGATATACTCCATACTGCTCTTGAATGAGTATGGCTGCTGTGCTAGGTGCACTCCCTGTGATAGAAACGACGGCTCCCATGATGGAGACCTGATCTCCAACATTTATCACTTTTCCTTCGTACGATGTTCCTGTAGCCATGATTTCTCCCTACTCTTTCGCTGCGTACGTGAATTTCTTTTTTACTTCAGGTGAAGTTGTCTTCCCGTGCTTGTATTTAGGAAGATTAGATGGAGTGCTAGCTTCCCACTCCTTCAAACCCTTTTCTCCCCCGAATTTCTCTGGGTTGGCGTGCCCAAAAGCACGTTGCTTTGCACTTACAAAAGGCATATTTACGCCAAATCGGGCATTTCAAACCCATCTTCCTCAGATTTCGCACCCTGTTGGTCTGGGTGATCTTCTTTTTTCACATCACGCGCCTGATCTTCTCCACCTGCCTCAAGTGCCAGCTTTGCAGCGGAGTCATGGGCCTCTTTTGCACTTCCGTGCTCTGTCTCGTGCGTATTTCCATCTTCATGGGTGTAGCTGACCTTATGTTTGTTGCCCGCATGGTCATGGACGAAGTTGACATTCGTTACAGGGCTATGAGACTGCGCCACATCTGCATCACTGGAGCCTTTTTCTTGCGAAGTGGATTCCACGGCAGGCTGTGCGGTCGCATGGTAGTCATCGAAGCGTTTTCCCCGCCAAGCGGAGCCGAATTTACGCGATGGTTCAGTTTTTGATTCGTACATGTGCTCTCCTTATGCCAACTTGGGCATCGAGAAGCCATCGGCTTCGGGTGCTTCCATTTCGGGGTTCTCAGAACCTGCGGGTTGATCACTTCCAGCCCCTGCAAGCACTGCTGCCGCGTCATGCGCGTCTTTCGGAGATGCATGTTCGGATTCCTGTACATGTCCATCTTCGTGGGTGCTCATGACGTGGTGTTTCTTTGCTTTGTGATCATGTGCAACATGGATTGTATGCGCCTTGCCGTGTTGTGCTACGATCTGGTGTGGGTCAACGTTCTCTGGGTTAGCTTTCACATCATTGTCAGGGGCAGTCGCTTCATTAGACGACGTTTTTGCCTCTCCCATAGGGTTTGTGCGTGGGGTTTCCTTGGTTTCTCCCATCGGAAGACTTTTTGCGTGCTCAGAATCCCTGCGTTTTGCTACGTAGGCCGACCCGAAGCTCTTACCATCTTTTGATTGGAACATTTCTCTCTCCTCGGCCTCAGCCGTTACTCACAACCGCAATCATTACTCAAAATTTTCTCAAGACGAGCGAACATTTCTGCTTTGCTCGTTGCTACAAACTCTTTGCTGGAGCAAGATGATGGATACCAGCCTGCCTTTGCTCCGAGGGTCTTCTTGTTCTCGAAGTAAGCACTGATTTTGTATCCGTTTTCCGCTTTGTTAACGGAGAAACTTTGGAAATCTCCGCACTTACATTTCTTTCCCTGCTTTTCTGCCATACTTTTCCTTATGCAGCCGTTGCTGCGGAGTTTTCCTTCTTGGCGGCTTCCTCAGCGGCCAGTTCCTTTGCCATCTGTGCATCGTGCTTCTCTTGGACGACTTGCCAACGAGATTTTTCAGGTGGTATGTCAACAAAATTGAATGCTGGCTTGGTTGGCTTCTGATATGCTACGACTTCTGCACCCATACGTGAAGCATGGGGCATAACCGCCATCTCATATACAGTGATTTTTGACATGAGAAGAGCTTTTTCCTCTCGGAGAGAAGCTATCACCACATCTTTATCCTGCAACCGTTGTTCGTAATCCTGTCGTAACTGAATTTTCTCGATTTCAAGGTGCTCCAGCACTCGGGAGCCAAACAAGTCACGGAAAAACTGCCGAATACGCTTCCCTAAGGAGTCTACATCTCGACTTTTGACATCCACACTGGTTGCTCCTTCTGCACGAAGGTTACATTTCTGCGTTCCTTTTCGTGCTGCATCTTAATGAGGTAAAAATGCCTAGCAAGCGGGTCAAGAGTCTTTGCGTGTTCCTCAATTGCGCGCTCTTCCGGCTCCTTGCGCTCCTTGTACATGCCATAAATGCCATAACGGAAACCGTCATAGCAGTCATCACCTCTTGTTGAGACCTTCAAAACGTCGTCTACGTTATCTGGATCACGCATGAGAGACGGAAATGCATTTATAATGTCTCTACACACGTCCAAAATAACGAGTTCGCCATTTCTCAGCATGTTGTAAATCATCGAAGCGCCACCAACACGATCAGGAGTAGCGCGTGTTACAGGAGGTAAACCTACTGCACGAAGCTCTTTCGAGTATTCATCGGCAGGCGAGTGTTCCTTCATCTGCTTATTGAACTTTTCATGAGAAAAGAATATGGCTTTTGGGTGAACTGCTTGTCCGTTCGGCAGTTTGCACATCGTTGCGAACAACGATGCCCATTCTTTGTCGGTCTTTTTTCCTGAGGTGACCATCTCTCGGAAACAAACGGTCTTCAGTTTGTAATTCGTGCCTACGGTGCGCACCATGGCTTTGGTAAACATGTAGGCCGCATTTGCGTGCCCCATGCCCCAGTCCTGTGAACCCCAAACAGGTTGCCAAGACTGCCAAATAATAGCCTCGGGGTCTTCCCTGAGGTCTATGACGTGCTCGTATGGATCGAAGCACTCGAAGTACTGACCCTCTGTGGCACCGTCCAAACCTAGCAACTTCTTGTCGCGCTGCGCCTTTGGCAGACTGTTCATGCGGGCAATGAAACCCGGGTCACGTAACAAGAATGCGGGGTTGTCCATAGCCGTCGAACGCTGATATGCATAGAGAGACGGATCATAGACACAAAGGTACTCACCATTAGACTCAACCCACCAAGCTCCGTTGGTATCCTGCTTGGCACCCTCAGGTTTCTCGAATGGCTCCTTCTGGACGAACACGGTGCGGTAGTACTCGTAATAAGGACCGAGCGGATTGGTGCAACCCACGATAATCGGAATGGGCAAATGATTATGCTCATCAGGAAGACAGGCTGCGTTAACAATGTTACGTGAATACAACATGCCCCATGCATCTGGCGAGAACTGTCCACACTC